TTCGCCTCGTCACAGTTCACGCATGACCGCCGCGGGACGCGACCTTCGCTGATCGCGACGGCCATGGTCAGTTTTTTCTATCCGCGTCGCTTAGCGCCGAACGAGAGAAGATCTCCCATGCCAGTTCCATCTGCACCTGCGAGGGCAGGCGTGCCAACGTGTCGTCCTGTGGTATACCGTTGCGGTCGAACACGCACGCCACCTCTCGTCCGCCGGCGTCCCGTAGATTGCGCCATCCCGCGAGCCCGGCCTTGAGCACCTTCACCTTCCAGGTGCCCATCGGTACATCCTTGAAGTCACCACGCATCAAGTCTTCAATTTCCGACCTGGCGCGCAGTGTCAGTGGCCGCAAAACGAACACCGTCGGGTTGTCGATTTCGCGCTCTTCAATGAGCTTGAAGTCCCACTCTTCGCGTGCGCTCAGTGCTATCATTCCTACCCTCCTTACGAATGCGTAATCGTGAGCTCGTCCTCGCCCGCCGCCGCCGATCCGCGCAGGTGGTAGGCAATCTGCGCCGTGGCCACGCCATCGCGGTCGCCCTCGGTGATATCCGTGATCTGCAGCGCCGGCGCGGCAAACGCGATCGTGTTGCCCGTGCCACTTCCGAGATTCATGGCCAACGAACCCGTCGTCGGAGTGTGCCAATAACTGTAGAGGTCCTGCGTCGCCTTGAGCACCAGGTCGAGGTCGAACGATCCGTTCGGGTCCCTATCGACGATCTGCGCGTAGGCAAGGCCTGTCGCCGAGTTGGCGTTGCTTCTGAGCGACACCGAGTTGCCCAGGTCGAGCTCGAACTGCGAGAAAATCGACGTGGTCCACGCCGTGCCGAAGTTGAACGTGCACGCCGAATTCCTGAACGCTGCTGGCGTCGTCGTCTCGTAGGTGACGCCTGAGAAGAGCGCCGTGTCAGACTCTGCCGAGAAGATCCCCTGGAACGAGAACTCGGCGTACATGATCTGGTTGGCCGTCCCGCTGAACTTCACGTTGCCGCGGGCACCGTACATGAGGTAGTTCTTGCCGTCGATCCGCGCGCACATGGTCAGCGTCGCCGAGTCGGCATCGTCGCTATCCGGGGCGTAGATGACATTGGCGGCGATCGTCTGCGAGAAGCCGCAGCCACGCAGAAGGACGCCGAAACTTGGCGGCGTCGCCGCGGTGCCACTGCCCTTGATCTCGACCTTGCAGTCCAGCGTCATGGTCTTGACGCCGGGCAGGGACTTAATTTTAGACAACGTCGCCTTGATTGGCGACCTCGGCATGGGCTCGGCGTTGACCTTCCAGCTGACAACCTCGGCGAGAATTCCCGCATCCGCTGCCGCCAGCGTCTCGAGCGAGCCCTTGGTCGCCTCGACCTTCGCCGCGATCTGACATTTCCTGCGAAGCATGAGTCTGTTCTCCTATGCCGTGTACGGGTCGCCGACGCGGTGCCTGTACTTGATCTCAATTTCCAATACCGTGCCGCCAAGGCCCTCGAGCTCTTCGCTTACGGCCTCTCGGGCAGCCATTACCTTCGTGTCGATCGCAAGTCCGCCGAGGCTCGGATCGACGCCGAGCGCCTTCTCGATATCCGCCTCGAGGGCGTCGATCGCCGCCTCGAGCTCGCGCCGTTCCTCGACCATGGCGAGCAGCGTCACCGTCATGGTCGCCACCGTGCTCGAGACGAGGTGATCCTTGCGCACGTCGGCCGAGAGAATGCACACGGCATCCATGTTGGCCATCGCCGGGATCCCCGTAGCCGAGCGGTGAACACTCTTCACCGTCCGGGTGTAGCCGTTCGTCGTCGTCACGGTAGTCAGGCTTGCAAGCAGCGCGTCGAGGATCTGTGTCTTACGGGCGTCCGCCACGGAAGATCCTTTCCGCCGTCTGGGCGAGCTTGTCTGAGAACACCTTGACGTAGAGCCTGATCGACTCGGCGAACTTCATGCGCGGCTTGATCGTCACGCTCTTCTTGAGCTGGAACCACGCCTGTGCGCGGCCCTTGTTCGAACGCGACGCCTTGCCGCCTTCGGTCTTCTTCGCGCCCATCAGGAACACCTTGCCGCTTGGCGCCTTGTACACCCAGAACGTGTAGTCCTTGGGCAGCGTGTTCCTGAGCGATCTCCCATGCCCGCTTGGGTAGCGCGGGACGCCCGCGGGGGTCACCGCCGGACTGCCCATGAGCGGAATCGCCAGCGCCTTCGCCTTCTTGGCCGTGATCTTCCCGCCGTGTTCCTGCAGCCTCGCGTACGGCGCATCGGTCGCGAACCGCGTCTGCGAATCCAAACCCTTGCCTGAGACCTCGAATCTGAAACTCCTCGCGAGGCTTCCGGTACGACGCCTGAGCGCCCCGGATCCGCCGCTGAGCCTGCTTGCCACGAAGCGCTTGAGTGCGTAGCGCGACCAGTCGACAAGGCTCGTACGTGTGCCCGTAGAGAAGTCCTGCGACATCTTCTTGAGCGTTGCGTTGAGCTTCGCGTGCGCGACCTCGAGGGTGGCGGTCTCGGCACTCATACCGCTGCCCTCCGATACGACTTGAGCACTTCCTCGACGCCTGGCAGCCAGGCAACGTCGCCCTTCCACGATACCGATGACTCGCCGACGCTAATCGAGTCGGCGCCGATCTGCTTACGCGTGTTGTACAAGAACATCGTCTGCCGCGCCGCGGCCTGCGCCAAGTCGGGGTAGGTCGCCATGAGCTTCTCGGTCGTCGCCGCCATGCCGCCTGTGTACACGACCTTGAGCGCCTGGGGGCCGGGCGCAAGACCGGTTCGAACGTACAAGATTCCCGTCTCTGCAGCCACCCTGTATGTCGTGGCGTCAACCGCAGACGTGAACAGCCACGTCGGATCGTTCCAGACACCTTCGCCAGTGCCAACGATTGACGTCACCGGTGTGGACCGCAGAGCAAACACGAAGTCGCCGGCGTCGACGTCGAAGTATTGCGTCTGTTGTACACGTTGTACGACGCGGTTCATGAAACGCTCTGCCTGTGTCGAGACGGCCTCGATCATGTGCTCGATAAGCGCGTCGTGCTCGGTCTCATCCCCCTTGATGCCGACGAGTGCCTTGACGTAGGCGAGTGTCACGAACTCCATTGCGTTACTCACATCTGCCGGTTGAACGGCGTCACCATCGCGCGGTTGCGATAATGGCGCACCATTTTTCTCTTCACGTCCTCTCTGGGCGTGAACTCCTCACATCGCCTGCGCTTCTGCTCGCAGGCCGTCGTCTCTTCTTCTAGTGCGATCTGTTTCTTCTGTCTCATGACAGTGTCTCTGCATACAGGCTCGTCCAGGGCGAGCGAGGTGAGTGTCGCTCGCCCTGGAACAAGCGTTTTTTAGACTAGGACGTCGTGTCGTCGATCAGGCAGATAGAATTCGGGTTACGTGCTCCGAAATCGCAGGAGTACGTTGCCCTGATTTCGATCGAGTTCTGCGCCCAGGCGTTGCCGCCCGTGTCCGTCGCAGCGAGCTCGACACCGCCCCACTCGGCGAGCATCATGTCCGTCATACGAGCGAGCACGAGATTCGCCAGCGCCGTGCCGGACCCCTTCGTCTCGGCAATCGAGACGTTGGTGCTCAGGTACACCGGAATCCCGCGGATCTGCTTGAGAGGCGCCATCTGGATGTTGCCAGGGATGCCACTCTGCGGGTTATAGAGGAAGTTATTCGCCTCGGAAGCTACGATAAGTTGCGTAATGTTGTGCCACGTCCTCGGGTGCATGATAAACGCGCGCCCGTCCTGGGGAACGTTGTCCAGGTCCAGCTCTAAGATCATGTCGTCCAGCAGCGCCTGCGTGATCACGCCGCCGTTCGTGCCGATGTCCACGTTGTTGATCGAGGACGCATTGGCCATGCCGGTTGGGCACGGGGAAGCGGTGGTCGGCAGACCCTCAATGCACGCCTTGTCAACTGCGGCCGCCAATGCGTTCGCCATGTCCTCGCGGACGATCTGCTCGGCCGCACCGGCCGACGTATTGACGAGGAACTTGCTGAGCTGCACGCGGTGCGCAGCGAATTTCGGGCTCAACGACAGCTGGCCTGGCGTCGGCGAGCTCTCGGTGATCGACCCGTTCTGCGCGAGCCAGTACACCGTGCCGCCTGCCGTCGCCTTCGGGATCAGTACCGGGGCGCCAGTGCACGGCAGGATGCGCATGCCGGCCTGACGGCATACCATCGCCGAACGATACACGGCGATGAACTCCTCGGGCAGAAACTCGGTTCCGACCCAGTATCCGCCGGCAGAGCCGCTCGCCCACGCGATCGCCTTCTCTTGCAGACCCGCGAACTTCTCCGCGGTCTTCTGCATGCAGCGAAACTCGTAAGGCGCGAGTGCCGGGTTGCGCTGAACCTGCGCCTTCAGGAAGCGGATGATCGAGAACTTGTCGGGGGGCGGTAGGTCCGACGGAGCCTTGTCCTGCGCCTCGCGGATCCGCTGCTCGAACAGCTTCTCCATCGGGTCGCACGCCGTGCCCGGCAACGAGGGGGGGACGCAATCCTCGGCAGTCGGCGGAATCAACGCCTTGCCGTTTTTTTCGATCGCCGTGACGCGTTCGCGAGTCTTCGCGTTGTCCTCGATCATCGGCGCAGTAGCCTTGGCCACGGCATCCGTGACCAATTGTCCAAACTCGTCTTTGGTTAGTTTCATGTTTCTCCTAGCCTTTCAGGCTGTGTGTTGTCAGTGCTCGAAGACGCTCTCGTACAGGGACTCCTCGGTGCTGTCGTCTTCCTCGGCGCCAAGGTCCAACTCGATCAGGTCGTCACTACACTCGACGATCTCCACATCAGTGTCACTGTCACCGTCCGCGGTCCCAGCGTCATCGCCGGCGTCTTTAGCGCCTTCGCCGGCGGCGGCGTCATCAGCTTGCGCGTCGGATAGTGGCTCCCGTGGTGCCGTCTTGGTCGTGAGACCATCGATCTTCTTCTCTAAATCCGCGAATCTCGCATCGAAGCGCGTGAGCGCTGTAAGCACATCGTCGAGGGTGGGCGCGGTCGCCTCCTCGGTCGTCTTCTCGGTTTCGTCCGTAACTTCCGGGATCTCTTCCTCGCAGGCGTCCGCAAGCGCGTCCTCGACCGACTCGCGGTTCTCGGCACAGTTCTCGGGGGCCTCGAGGCTCTGCGTGTCTTCGTGCGTATCGGTAAGCCACACGTCGAACGCGCGACGCTCGTCATTCGTCGGCTCTGACTCGAGGGCCTTGTTCATGATCAGCGCCTCGGGATTCGCACCCACCGGGCAGGCTGAGAGCTCGAGCAGCTCCTGCTTAAGGAACTTCTTCCCCGGCCATACATCCGGTTTAGTCTTCCTGCGCTTGAGCTCCTCCTCGCTTGTCTCGTCAAAGCGCTCGCTCTTGTGCGACTGGAAGCCAACCGAGACGCCCTTAAGGAAGCCTTGTTGATAGTGCTGGAAGACTTGCTCGGCGAACTCGTTGATATCCGCCGGGGCGAACTCGATATCGAACTTGAGCTTCTCGCCATCCTGCACGACGTTTACCGCACGGCCGATGGGTAGCAGGTCTCGTCGATGCGCCCAAAGGAACACTGGATTTCTTTTGTAGTTCTTCGTGTCCCAACCCTCAACCGCGACCTCGTCGCCGTAGCGATCGCGCATTGCGGTGGAACCAACAAACTTCAAAACGCGATTGTTCGCGCCCGTGGCCTTGATTTCACAGTCTCGTAGTTCGAACTTATCCATGACTACTGCTCCTTGCGTTGCGGCAGTTTTAAGCAGCGTGCCGTCGTGAATTATGTTGCTCATGACTTCACCACTTTTTTTATATCCTCCGACAGTATTTTGACTGCTTCGAGAATGGCGACGATATTTGTTTCGTTGCGCACGCCTTTGGTGAGCAGCTGATCGAGTACATCGTCTACCTTCGCCCAGCGTGTCAGAGCGATTGACTCAAAACGCTCTTGCCGATCGGCGATAGCCTTGATCGCCGCCGTGGTTTGCTCGCGCAATTGGGATAGCGATACCGCCGTCTGCTCGCCTCTTGAGCGTACGTCGTAATACCCACCGACGGCGGTGGTAAATGTCGCCAAGAGCGCCACGGCAGTCGCTACAGTGCCAAGCCAGGTGATACTTCTCTTCGCCATCAGCTCACCGCCATAATTGAACAGCGACAATTGATGACTTCGCCAGGTGGCCCATTGACGTCGCTCGGATACAGGCACCTATTGGGGTATTCTTTGCCAATCGGCCATGCGCCGAGGGCCATGCACGCCAGGTGACTTTCTCGCGTGACCTCGTCTCTAGCCGAGATCCACATGTGTTTCTTTACGCCGGCAATAACCTCGCACTCGCGCTCGACGCCGTTGGCCGCCTGCGCGGTCTCGGTCCTCGCGATCGTCAATGCTCGTGCGCGCGAGTCCCGCATGGACGTGAAGACGTTCTCTTGCAGGGTCGAGATTGAATACCCCTGGAGCTTGGCCTCGACAACGAGCTTGCGCACAACCTCGTTGATGCCCTTCTTGTTGATGTTCTCAACGATCTTCATGGTCTTCGATCTGAGGAACCGCACGATCTCCTTGCGGCCGATCTCGAAATCGAACGACTTCCCCGCCTCGCGGATGTGCCGCTCGATCATGGGGCCGAGGGACACGGCGAGCTGCTTGTAGTACTTGCCGGCCATGGCGGACAAGTCCTTGTCAAACTCGGGTGCGAGCTTGAGGAAGTCCGCGGGCAGGTCGGTGATCGTGCCATTCCAGCCATCGAGCTTGGCCTTGAGCCAGCGCTTGACGCGGTTGAGGTAGACACGAGCCGACTCGTTGAACCGCCGTTCGATCGGGTCGCGGCGCGCCTCGCGTTCCTCCCATTCCTTGAGCTGTCGCGGAGTATGGGGGAGCTTGTCGCGGGTAATGACGTCGATGGACTTCGTCGGCTCGTCCGTCGTGCTGTCATCTGCCGGCGCGTCGGGATCCGTACCAGCAGGCACCATGCCAATAGGAATGTACCCGTCGTCGCCCCAGGGCTGATCCTGGAAGCCGAGCGCGAGCACGCGGTTGATCTCGTTAAACGGGACACCGATTCCAAAGTACTGCCCGGCGATGGCCGCCTTCTTCTCATGGTCCTCTTGCAGCGCCTCGACACCGCTCAAGTCGAACGAACTCCACGTGGCACCGTTGTTGTACGGCATGAATAAGTGCGAGTAGAGCGTGTCCTCGATCAGCTTGAGGCGCGGCTTGACCGTGTCCGTCCAGAAGCCCTTCTCGACAGCCTTGTCGAGCGCCTTGTCGAGGTGCTCGAAGATCCCGAGCTTGTTGGGGGGGACGGCGAAGCAGGTCGCGATCTTCTGCATGTCCCACTTGGCGAGCTCGACAAAGCACATGTCGTCGTGCGACAAGGAGATCGGCTCGAACTTCGAGCCACCAGAGAGCGCCGCGATGTTGAACGAATTCTTGACGCCCTTGTGCTTGCCGAACCATCGGGCCTTGAGCTTTTCCCATTCGGGATCGCTTATGTTCCCAGGCGACGTGATGATACCTCCGGGGATCGCCGAGTTCTCAAAGAAGCTCTTGTTGTACTGCTCGGCAGCGTAGTCCTGATCAGCCGTCAGGCGTGCAACAGTAAGTGGCGCCAGCCCCCAGACCATGCTCGTGGGGTTGAAGTTCCTGAAATGCAGGACTTGATATGTCTCGAGACGAATGTCGCGACTGCCGTCGATGCGATAGGTCCAATAGTCGATCGTCCACGTGCCCATGCGGAACACCGGCCGGAAGTTGTCATGGCCTAGCACGAAGATCTCGATCGGATCTGCCGTGGGGGAGTCGCGCCTGAGCGCCCACATGGCGTTGCCATGCAGGTCAAGCAACGACGAAGTCGCCTCGATGAGCTGGTAGCCAGACCACAAGGAGTTCGGCCTGGCGAACAGATTGTAGAGCGACCCGCCCTCGATCGCGCGCGGTTCCTTGACCGTGCCAGTGTAGAGCCGCAGCGGCGTCCCGGCAACCGCCATGGCGATCGCGCGCACCGCGGCATAGACCCACACGACTTGCGTGTAGGGGTCCTGCAGCTTCTCGGTATCACCGAGGAACTTCGCTAGTGGAATCTTCGCATTCGACGGGCCGGGCAAGTGGAAGTATTCCGTGGGGACGGCGCGCTCACCGATCCTCTTTGCCAGGCCCTGCAGAACATGTGCAACAGCAGTTCGTACACTCATCAATCGTCGAAAGTCCTAAAACTGAAGATCGGCGCCGTCGCGCCGCGATACGCCACCGTCGTGCCGTCGACCTGGTCGTCGTGCCCCTTGCCATCGCCGCAAAACGTGCACACCTCGTCGAGGTAGGCCGAGTTCCACGCCCCGCGCAGGAGGTAGACCTTCCCGGCCTGCGCCTTGCTGGCCACGGGCAGGGCGTGCGAGAGCTTGTCGCGTTCTACCTTGACCTCGCTGATTACGTGGTTCCCGAGCTCGCGCACCTCATGCAGTTTCTGGATCGCCGCGAGCTGGAACGCCACTGATTCGATACACACCTGCGCCTGGGGACCGTCGAGAAGCGCGGTCTGGATGATCACGCGTTCGGCGGCAGGCCACTCCCAGCGGCCACGCACCACGTCGAGGATGTAGACGTCCTGCTCGGCCGTGATCCCGATCAGGACACCGACCGTATAGTCCGAGGTCGTCTTCGTCGTGCAGGCGAGATCCCAGCCGCGGTACATGACCGCGAACTCGGGTGCCTGATCGACGACCTTGAACCACTCACGGTGGAAGAGGCTACCCTCAGGGTCGCAGAACTCGCCGGCGAGTTCCTGCCTGGCGTACCAGCCGATGCCGTAGGCCTCCTTCAACGCCTTCTTGTAGTCCGCGGCGGTGAACTCGTTATCCTGCGTGTGCGAGGTGAAGAGCTCATAGTCGGGATTCTGCGCGACAACGAATCGATCGTGGATCCAGCCCTTACCTCTCGGCGTCGTCGAGAGCCACGCGCGCCCCATGCGCCCATGCTCGCGCAGCGTCGCGATAAGGATCTTCCATGCCTGGTCGCCGTCGGCGACGTGTGCCGCCTCGTCCATCCAAACCCATGACGTGCTGAGCCCGCGTAGACGCTGGATGTGCTCGACGTTGCTCGCTGATCGAAAGAGGATCCGAGAGCCATTGATGAGGTCCGCGGCCATGTCCGAACGATTGAGGTGCGCGAGCAGCAGCCCCGCGAGTTCCTCAAACACCGGGAGCACGTCGTCGGTCACCATCGGGTAAGTGGGGGCGACGATCGCGCCAATGCAGCGCCGGCGCCCGGCCTCGGCCAACGCGGCGTAAGTGCCGGCATACGTTTTCCCCGAACCGCGGCCGCCAACGAAGGCACGGAAGGTCGCCGGCGACGCCAAGAATGGGATCTGCTTCCGGCCGACGGTGCGCCGCCCACGCAAACCCGATGGGACGAGCATGGGCATGATGCCAATCATTCGTCGCCTCCCTGCTCGGGTGCCGCTGCAGGGATCGCCGCGGGTGGCTCGGGCGGCGGCTCGAAGACGAATTCCCAGCCAGGGCCGAAGCTCGTCTGAAGCCGTTCCAGCACCTTGCCGTCGAGCCGGTCCAGGATCTGCTGGAAGAAACTCGCATTCCCCCCGCGCGCGTGATCGATCGCCGCCTCGATCAGCACCTCGCCCTGCGTGCGCAGGTCTTCGGGGCTGAGCGGGTTGAAGCGCGAGTTGACGATCCGACGTAGGATCGCCGTCAGCGAGGGTATGCCAGGCGCACGGCCCCCAGGGTTGCCCGAGTGACCAGGGACGAATCTCCCCTGCTCGTCCCGGACGAAATCTGCGTTCGTCTCTGCCGTACCTGCAACATCCTGCTCTTCAGGCATGCCACTACTACTACTACACGTAGGCGTGGTCGTCAACTAAAATATCTATGGGTGGTGGTATTCGCTATCAATACACTATGGGTAGTGTCTCGGCAGACGGTCGTCTTGAGACAAAAAAGAGCCACAAGCCTACGCCTGCGACTCACGTGGCGACAGGTGCGCACCAGCCTATTCAACCATTGAACGTTAAATTTATCGCCGAGGATAGCGCCACGACACCTAACGATTTCCGACAATTCCAATTGCCTTCACCGCGTTGAAATCAAAATATGCTACCAGGATGTGAGTGCTGCGATCCCACGCAAGCTCATCTGTCAACGCGCCGGGCCCCCTCCACGTCATCCGTCTGATATCGCCATATCGCGTCATGCGAACTCCCATCCCCCACCCGTCTAGACACTGATCGCACGGTGACCGCCATCCACGATACCTGAAAACGCGTTCGCACTCAATAGGTTTTTTGCTTTTAACCAAAAATGCTGTTGACAATCGTCACGAAATCCAATAGATTGAGTGCGTGTGCGGTGGACACGTACGCGCAATAGTCGCGACGCCGCACGGAGAGTGAAAAGAGTTAGACGGTGTCGACGATGTTAGGCCAACGCATCCGAGCAAAGCGCGTACGTATGGGGCTCACACTACGCGCGTTGTCGAAAGCGGTTGGTTGCTCGCCGTCGGCGCTGTCGCTTTGGGAATGCGGCAAGCGCACGCCTGGCGCGTACTGGGTGCACGTACTCGAGCGCGTGCTCGGCTACACCACTGGTGCGCTCGCTAGACATGCGCGGCCGCGAAGGGAGGTTTCATGCAAGAAGGGTGGGGTGGTTCACGCGACAGATCCTGGAACGCGGACGCGATCGAGCGCGAGCGAGCAGATGTAGCGC